CAGCATTGCAAGGGGGTGGTGAAACGCCACCTCCTTACGAAGGGCGGCCAGCAGGGAATGAACTTCATTCCAGAAGGTGATATCTATCGTCTGGTGGTTCGCTCTGACCTCCCAGGTGCTGACAAATTTGAGAGTTGGATTTTTGATGATGTAATGCCTACTATCCGCGAAACTGGCACATACACATTATCGAATCAGGCTCTGCCGGAAGCATCGGCTGGCGGTGTCGCTGATCTTATCCGCATCACACGGCGTGTACTGTTAGAATCTGGAAGCACTGCACAGGACGTGCGGCAAATGACAAAGGAGCTTTACCAAACATACCGCGTACAGGTTCCGACACCGCTGCAAGAATCCGCCCAGATGAATCTTTTCAATACAGATTAGCAGCTGACACTTACAGAATAGAATATCGAATCCTGTCGGTAAACGTTCCGGCAGAAGGGCTAAACGGTGCCAACTATCGAGGATTTCTCGGTAGCTGGCACTTTTTCTTTTGGTAAGACCCGCGCAGGCGGTTTTTATACAACACAGTCCAGAAAACGGAGGTAAAAAAATGAGTGAACCTATCAATAACAATCCGACACCTACACCTGCCCCTGCGCCGGAGCAGCCCGCAGAGAAGACTTTCACGCAGGCGGAGCTTGAAGCGATTGTCGGAAAACGTATTTCCAAAGCAATGAAGGGTATGCCCGGCGAGGACGAGCTTACGGCTTTCCGGGAATGGAAAGCCAGCCAGCAGACGGAAAAAGACAAGTGGGACGCGATGATCAAAGAGCGTGACGAAAGCAAGACCGCACTGTCCGAGGCGATGGCCAAAGTAGAACAGTACGAGCGTGAAAAGTTCCTGCTTGGAAAGGGCGTAAACGCTGATGACGTAGACTATTACGCTTTCAAGATCGGGAAGCTGGTAACCGATACCACGGGCTTTGAAAAAGCAGCGGAGCAGTATCTGAAAGAGCACCCGCCCGCAGGTACTGTACAGGTCGATCTCGGCGCACCGCTTGGCGGCGGGCAGCCCGCGAAATCGGAAAATGAAATGATGAACAATTTAATCAGAAACGCAAGAAAGTGAGTGAGAAAATATGGCAGTAAATATGATTTCCCGTGACAACCTGTCCGGACTGATCCCGGAGACTGTGGCGCAGGGTATTATCAAGGGTGCGATTGAGCAGTCGGCAGTATTGCGGATGGGGCGCAGGCTTCCTAACATGACGAGTAAAACGCATTCCATTAATGTTCTGGACGCGCTGCCGGTTGCATATTGGGTCGATGGTGATACCGGGTTTAAGAGCACTACGAGCGTTGCGTGGGACAAGAAAAAGATTATTGCAGAGGAGCTTGCCGTAATTATTCCGATCTCGGAAGCTGCACTTTACGATTCGAGTTATGATATCTGGGCGGAGAGCTATCCGCTGCTCAATCAGGCATTCGGCCAAAAGGCTGACAGCGCGATTTTGTTTGGAACGTCCAAACCTGCGACTTGGAGAAAATCAATTTATGAGACTGCGGAGGACACCGGGAATATTGTGACCGCAACGGATAATACCTTTAACGACATCATGGGCGAGGATGGCGTGATTGCAAAGGTCGAGGAATCCGGTTTCCTTGCGTCCGGCGCTATGGCGGCAGTCCGGATGAAGTCAAAGCTGCGTGGCCTTGTGGATGCAAACGGACAGCCGATTTTCAAGAGTGATATGCAGAGTGCAACGCGTTATGCGCTTGACGGCTTCCCGCTGGACTTCCCGATGAATGGCGCATTTGACACCAGCAAAGCGCTTATGATCGTCGGCGATTTCTCGCAGCTGGTTTATTCTATCCGGCAGGATATCACGTTTAAGGTATTCGATCAGGGCGTTGTGCAGGATCCGGAAAGCAAAGCGATCATGTACAACCTGATGCAGAACGATATGGTAGCACTCCGCGCCGTTATGCGTCTTGGCTGGGAAATCCCGAACCCGATCAACGCATACCAGCCGGACGGAACCAAGCGTGCCCCGTTCGCAGTGTACAAGCCCGCAGGAGCGGGGGAATAAACGGGCTGTCTGGTGAGCCTTCCCCGGTATCCTTGTATGATACCGGGGCGGGCAGCTCGACTATTAAGGCGAAAACCGCCCGCAGGAAGAAGGTGGGCGCGTGATTTACGCAGACTATGAGTATTACGTGATGAACTATATGGGGCGGCTGATCCAAGAGGATGATTTCCCGCGCCTTGCCCTGCGGGCCAGCCGGTACATAGATCATATCACGGTGAACAAAGCTCAAAAAAATGCTGATATGGAAGCTGTAAAAATGTGCTGCTGTGCATTGGCGGAATTGGAACAGCAGATAGAAACCGCGCAGGAGCTTTCACAAAAGAGCCTTTCCGCCGAAACGGTCGATGGCGCAGAGGTGCAAAGTGAATCGGTCGGCGGATGGTCACGCTCCTACCGGGCTGGCGGTTCCAGCGCACAGGCAGCCGTAGAAGCCGCCGCTTCGATGAAGTCGGAACGGATGAGCATTGTGCGGGAGTATTTGACGCAGACCGGACTTCTGTATCGCGGAGGGGGATGCTGTCGACGATGAAAATCAACGTTTTGGGGACGGAGTACACTATCGCATGGGAGCATAACACCCCTAGAATGGCTCTCTCAGACGGTTTCTGCGATGAAACCACAAAGGAAATCGTTGTGGAGAATTACGAGGGCGATGACGGAAAACCAGGCGTAAAGGCTCAGTTGGATATTCAGCGGAAGAAAAACGTCCGGCATGAACTGGTACACGCATTCCTGTTTGAGTGCGGCCTTGCTGAAAATAGCAATTGGGCGCAGAACGAGGAACTGGTCGACTGGATTGCCATTCAAGGCCCTAAAATCTACAAGGCATGGCAGGATGCGGGTGCGGTATGAGACTGTTTTGTAAGCATCTGGACAAGCCACTCGAATTTGTCCAAAACATCACCGCAGATGAAACCGGTATGGCTGTAGGCAAGCGGAGCGTGTGGCGGTGTAAGGACTGCGGAAAGATTATCCTTCGGTCTACCCCATTTGTGCAGGGGGAAGTCTCTGACGGATATCACACCTTTGATGAGCTTTATCATCACCGTGCAGTCCTTTTCAGTGTGATTTGCAATGCCTACCCCGGCCTTGCCTGGAAATCCAAACAGCACCATGAGGGCGGCGGCCCGATGTACAGCGGGATGTTTATTGTTGGCATTCAAACGCCGGAGGGACAAGCTACTTATCACTATGACATCAATCCATATTGGGATATGTTCGTTGTGAAAGAACTGGAATATGCCCCGGAATGGGATGGGCATACACCGGAGCAGGCCATTGAGCGCATTCGGTCACTTTCTCTGGAGGATAGAGCAGTATGAAAATCATTCAAAACGGCAACCCCAAACTGGTCTTTTCGGCAACAAAACGGTTCCGCTGCGGTGCCTGCGGCTGCGTGTTCGAAGCCGAAAAAGACGAGTACACAGCGGGCAATCAATATAACGAAATCTTTTACCAATGCAAGTGCCCAGAATGTGGTAAATCCGCCAACGAAGTGAGAATGAGGGGCCCCGCATGAGCGAAAGAGAGCGTAAATGCAGCGGCAGGAACTGCCCCATGCAGCACAACACGATGAACGTAGGAGAGTGCAAATGCACAGACACCTGTGAATGGTACACGCCTATGGCTGATTTCAGCGGTATGGAGGCGGTAGTTGATATGGCAATCAACCAGTTTGGCATTGAAAGTGATGCAGACAAGCAAAAGATGAGGATTCTGTTTAACGCTTATGTGGGCCAATACATTGCAAGCTGTTTCCCGTTGGGAGGTATCTGACATGACCAAACCCGCCGCCCTCCACCAGTTCTTTTCCTCCTTCGGCATGACGGCCTACACTTCTACCAGTGTTCCGGAGGACGCCGTCTTTCCCTACCTGACCTATGGGCTGATTACCAGCGCATGGGAGTGCGGGAGAGCGGCCAATGAAGATAGAAAGAGGTGAATTCTATGAGAATGTTCCCGCATACAGTTACGGTTTACAACATGATGGAAGACACGACCAC